ATATGCTGAAGGTGTTCATGAGGAACTAGCAGGCCGCTACGGACGAGCCTTTATTGGCACGGACGAGTACTTTAAGGCAATTGACCGAGAAGTACGAACAGTATTCTCCAACGAGTTTGGGGGTACACAAAATGATGACGATAACCAAACGTCACAACGCCAGAAACCAAGCACGGTGGTTGCCCCTGCGAAGCGCAGCACTGCCCCTAAAAAGGTAACGCTCACTCGTGAGCAGGTCAGCTTGGCCAAGAAACTTGGAATCACCCCCGAGCAGTATGCCCGGGAAATGTCAAAATTGGAGGCCTAAAATGGGCGAAAACAGATTAGAACGCGAGATGGCTAGTCGGCAAAATTCAGAGCGGCCCAAGCAGTGGCAGCAACCTGAACTTTTGCCTGAACCTGACAAGGCTCCTGGCTTTGCGTACCGATGGATCCGTGTTGCAACTCTTAACCAGAATGATCCCCGCAACTTGTCGGCCAAACTCCGAGAAGGCTGGGAACCCGTTGGAATTGAAGAGCAACCGAAATTTCAACTGCTAGTCGATCCCGATAGTCGTTTTAAAAACAATATTGAGATCGGCGGATTGTTGCTTTGCAAAACTCCGGTTGAGTTTGTTGAACAGCGTAATGCTTTTTATCAAAATCAGTCCGAAGCGCAGACCACTGCTGTAGACAACAATTTAATGCGCCAGAGTGACCCAAGGATGCCGATCTTCCAAGAACGGAAATCTTCGACTAGCTTTGGTAAAGGTTAAAAATCTTTTAGGAGCTTAACATGGCTTATCCCACCGTTAGCGCCCCATATGGATTCCGTCCCATCAATAGTATTGGTGGCACTCCGTATGCGGGTTCTACTCGCCTAGTGCCGATTGACTCCGGCGCTATGTATACCGGCGATCTCGTCGAACTGCTGTCCAGCGGCAAATGCGCCGTTGTTGCTGATGGCGCTGCCGCCCCCCAAGCACTTGGTGTTTGCGTGGGTGTTCAGTACACCAACTCATCGGGTCAAACCGTTCAAGCCCAGTACGCTCCGTCGTCTGGTGTGACCAACGCTACCGCCTATGTGGTTGATGATCCCCGCGCCCTGTTCCAAGTGGCTGTTGTGTCTTCTGGCACGACTATCGCTTCCTTGGGTCGCACTGCTGTTGGTCAGAACACTTCGGTGGTTCTGAACGCTGGCAATGCCAACACCGGCGATTCTGCTCAGGCTATTGACGACACTACCGCTACCACCAATACGCTACCCATTCGTATTGTGGACGTTGTGCCTGCAACTGCTACCGGCAGCAATGCGTATGTGGAGATGGTCGTCAAGATCAACACCCATACTTATAACAACACCACAGGCGTCTAAGGAGTAAATCATGGCAATTAGTCGCGCACAACTGCTCAAGGAATTGCTCCCCGGCCTGAATGCTTTGTTCGGCCTTGAGTACGCCAAATATGGCGAAGAGCACAAGGAAATCTACGAATCCGAGACTTCGGAGCGTAGTTTTGAAGAGGAAACCAAGCTGTCTGGCTTCAGCGCCGCACCGGTGAAGAACGAAGGTTCTGCCATCGCGTACGACAATGGCCAAGAAGCCTGGACTGCTCGATATACCCACGAGACCATCGCTATGGGTTTCAGCTTGACTGAAGAGGCTATTGAGGACAACCTCTATGACTCTCTGTCGGCTCGTTACACCAAGGCGCTGGCCCGCTCGATGGCCTATACCAAGCAGGTAAAAGCTGCCGCTGTATTGAACAACGGCTTCTCTAGTAGCTACCCCGGTGGCGACGGAGTTGCTCTGTTCTCTGCATCGCATCCTCTGGTGTCTGGTGGTACCAACAGCAACATCCCCGCTACCGCTGCCGATCTGAACGAGACTTCTCTGGAAGCCGCCGTTATTCAGATTAGCTTGTGGACTGATGAGCGTTCGCTGCTGATTGCTGCTAAGCCCAAGAAACTGATTGTGCCCCCGGCACTCCAGTTCGTCGCTACCCGTCTGCTGGATACCGAACTCCGTGTTGGTACTGCTGACAACGACATCAACGCACTGAAGAACAATGGTTCCATCCCTGATGGCTACACCATTAACCACTTCTTGACCGATACAAACGCATGGTTCCTGACCACTGACGTTCCTAACGGCATGAAGCACTTTGTGCGTACCCCGTTGCAGCAGTCTATGGACGGCGACTTCGATACCGGCAACGTCCGTTACAAGTCTCGTGAGCGTTACAGCTTTGGCTGGAGCGATCCGCTGGGCATGTACGGCTCTCAAGGAGCCTGATGGAAGGGGGGCCTTGTGCCCCCTTTTCTTTTAGTGTATATTGCAATTATTCCGGGGTTTCCGGTGTTTCTGACAGTCCCGGCTGACGACATGCAGACAGAACACCCAAACATTACTCGCATGTGAGGAAAAAATGGCTCAAACTACGTTTTCTGGCCCGGTAAACCTTGGCGTTTTCACCGTTGCCACCGCTCCCACTACCGCTTCTACTGGCTCTATTGCTTATTTCAGCAACGGTGCTGCTGGCTCCCCCGTGTTGGCTTTCTATGACGGAACCAACTGGCTGCGCGTAGATACTCTGGCTGCTATCTCGGCTTCTTAATTAGGAGCATCCCATGACGATGCAAACCGACGTTAAAGCCAATTCGATGGCAGCGTCTGGCACTGTTTTTGGTGATCGCACCCGCGTAAGGGGTATGGTTATCGAACCCGGTGCAAGTGCTGGTAGTGTTGTTTTGAAAAATGGTGGTTCTGGTGGAACTACTGTAATGACGATCAATACTCTGGCTGGCGGTGAAACATTTAATGTGTATATCCCCGCAGAAGGCGTTCTATTTTCTACAGATGTTTATGCCACATTGACCAATGCAAAGGTCACGGTGTTCTATGGCTAAGTCCCCAGCATGGCAGAGGAAAGAAGGCAAGAATCCCAAGGGCGGCTTGAACGCCAAAGGACGAGCCTCTTACAACAAGGCAAACCCGGGGAAACCGGGCTTGAAACCTCCGCAGCCGGAAGGCGGCAGCAGGCGAGACTCTTTTTGCGCCCGTATGAGCGGGATGAAAAAGAAGCTAACGAGCGAAAAAACCGCAAAAGACCCCAATTCGAGGATTAACAAGAGCCTGCGGGCGTGGAACTGTTGAAATGGACATTCAACTCGCCGTCTGGAATGTTCTGTTAACCACGTTTATCGGGTTGATAGGGTGGAACATGCGTGAAAAATCAGAAGAATTGTCGCGTCTCTCTATCTTGCTGAACAAAACCCGGGAAGAAATTGCCCGGGATAACGTCACGCAAGGGGAAATAGATAAGATTGTTTCCCATATTGACAGCCGGTTTGATAAGCTCAACGACAAAATTGATGCTTTTATCAAGGAGTCAAAAAGTGCCCTCCGTTAGCAAAAAGCAACGCAATTTCATGGCAGCTGTGGCGCATAACCCAGAATTTGCCAAGAAAGCTGGGGTACCCATGTCTGTGGGTAAAGAATTTAACCAAGCGGACAAAGGCCGCAAATTTGCAAAAGGTGGTGATATGAAAGACTCTAAAGCAATGGCTAAAAAAGAGATCTCGTTCATGGAGAAAAAGGGCGCGCCTAAATCCATGATCAAACACGAGAAGGCTGAGTACGGGATGAAGAAAGGCGGTATTTCCTCCTCTCTGAAAGCCCACGCTGCTGCTCCCGCTTCCAAAGCCCATGCAGGTATGAAATCCGGTGGTTTGGCGGCTGGTCATAAATCCGCAGACGGCATTGCTTCTAAGGGCAAAACCAAGGGCATGCAAGTCACCATGAGAAAAGGCGGGATGTGCAAATGAAAAAGTCTGCTGGCGCAGGGCGTGGGTTTGTAAACCCCCAACGGCTTGATGAGTCTGATGAAGACTACATTACCCCTAAACAGCGTTATGACATGGAAAAAGAAGTTGAAGAAAAGAAAAAATCTGAAGCTTCTGAATCTGCGTTTAATAAATCGCGGACTACCATGAGAAAAGGTGGTTACGTCCGTGCGGCTGACGGTATTGCTCAGCGGGGTAAAACTCGTGGGAAACTTGTATGATGGCAAGCCGTGGTATGGGTGATATTAGAGCCAGTAAGATGCCTAAAGGCGTCCGAAAGGCTCGTCGAGATGATACCGATTTCACTCAATACGCAGAGGGTGGAGAAGTAGGGCTGTATGCCAATATCAATGCAAAACGTAAACGTATTGCTCAAGGCTCTGGCGAAAAGATGCGTAAACCCGGTGCAAAAGGTGCTCCAACTGCTGAGGCATTTATTCAATCGGCAAAAACCAAAATGAAGTAAGACATGACCACTACAGGCACTTCAGTCTTCAACCTTGATGTTAACGACCTCATTGAGGAAGCGTTTGAACGTTGTGGGTTAGAGTTGCGTACTGGTTATGATTTTCGTACCGCACGCAGGAGCCTGAATTTGCTTACCATTGAGTGGGCAAATCGTGGTATCAATTTGTGGACGATTGAAGAAGGGCAAATTCCGCTCTACCCCAATCAAGTCATCTACGCGCTTCCCAACGACACGATTGATCTACTTGATCAGGTGACACGTACCAATGCTGGTACGGGTACGCCTCAGATAGATATCAACATCAATCGCATTAGTGAGTCTACCTATTCGACTATTCCCAATAAGTACGCTCAAGGCCGTCCTATTCAGGTTTGGATAAACCGCCAGACAGGAGAACAGAACAGCACTGCTTCGACTACTTTAGCTCAAGCCATTACAAGTAGTACTGATACAACAATCTATTTGGCTGATGTTACTGGGCTGGCTGCTGCTGGATTTGTCAAAATTGATAGTGAGCTAATCAGCTATAGCAACTTGACTCAGACTGGCAATACTGCTGGCTACATCAGCTTTTGTGGTCGCGGGCAACAAAACACCGTTGCTACTACTCATAATTCGGGGGCAAGTGTGTATGTGACACGTCCCCCTTCAATCAATATTTGGCCTATCCCAAATCAAGGATCAATAGGTAGTCCCTATTACATGTTTGTCTACTGGCGTATGCGTCGGATCCAAGATAGTGGAAATGGTGTACGCACCCAAGACATTCCATTCCGGTTGGTTGAGTGCATGGTTGCTGGTCTGGCTTATAAACTGTCTATGAAACTCCCAAATGTAGATGCAAATCGGGTGGCAGCGTTGAAGATGGAATATGAGCAGCAGTGGCAATTAGCCGCTGATGAAGACCGGGAAAAAGCATCCAACCGGTATGTGCCTCGTATCATGATTTATAGGTGATACATGGCAGGTCCAAAATACGCTTCTGGTAAATACTCAATTGCGGAGTGTGACCGCTGCGGGCAGAGGTACATGCTCAAGCAGTTGCGTAAGTTGACTATTAAGACCAAGCAAGTCAGCATTAAGGTTTGTCCCGAGTGTTGGGAGCCAGATCAGCCACAGTTGCAATTAGGTATGTATCCAGTCTATGACCCACAGGCTGTGCGTGAGCCTCGCCCGGACGTGAGCTATTATTTGTCTGGTACAAGTGGATTGCAGATTAGTACTAGCGGCGGAACCGGCCCAAATGCAGTTGGTACGCCTGAGGCTGGTAGTCGAGTGTTCCAGTGGGGCTGGAATCCTGTAGGGGGGTCTAGCTATTTTGATGCGGCTTTAACGCCCAACAATTTGGTATTGGGTATATCTCTTGGTACAGTTACAATTGCAACGACATAAGGAGCTAAAAATGGCATACACACGCGCAGCAGACGGCATCGCTCAAAAAGGCAAGACTAAGGGTCGAAACCTTGGAAATGATGGTCCAACCGTTGGTATTCAAAGCGGTAAGCCTACCAGCGGCAGCAGGGGTAAAACCAATGCTGATATGAAATCTATGGGTCGTAATCTGGCAAAAATTGCAGCACAGAAACGGGGCTAATCATGGCAGTAAACAACAAAGCAGCGTCAGCTTATGCCGCCCGCTATAAAGAGGGCATGGCAGACATGAACAGCAGGACAAACCGTAGCAAGCTCGACACCTACGACATGAGCGTTGGTGCTGTTAGCAAGGATGCTGGCAATAAACCCACCAAGACCACCGGAATCAAAATCCGTGGCACTGGCGCGGCTACCAAAGGCACTATGGCAAGAGGCCCGATGGGTTGATATATGACCTATGATGAACTTGTAGCGGCAATTCAGAGCTACACAGAAAACCAATTCCCGGCGACTTACCTCGCTGACGGGAGTACTGTGTCTCCGATCACGCAAATCAACACGTTCATTAAGCAGGCTGAACAGCGCATCTATAACACGGTTCAGTTCCCATCGTTGCGTAAAAACGTGACTGGCACGGCTACGGTTAACAACAAATACGTAACTTGCCCGGATGACTTCCTAGCTGTTTATTCTATGGCTGTTGTAACGGACGTTACAGGCGGAGACATCAATACCGGCACTTACGAGTATCTCCTGAACAAGGATGTTAACTTTATCCGGCAGGCATACCCAACGCCAAACGATACAGGAACGCCGAGGTATTACGCGCTTTTTGGTCCGTCGGTGAATCAAGGCGGCATTACCAACGAGTTGACATTTATCCTTGGTCCGACCCCAGACGGAGCCTATAAGATAGAGCTTCATTATTACTACTACCCAGCCTCAATCATCCGGGCGCAGATTGCCTCTTTCGGAACCATTACGGGCGGTACAAACTATATTGACGGCACATACTTTGGTGTGACACTGACGGGCGGCACGGGCACGGGCGCAGTCGGGACTGTTGTGGTGTCCGGTGGGTCAGTCACTTCGGTGACAATCACAAACCCGGGGTGTCAATACATTGTGGGTGATGTGCTGTCTGCCTCATCTACGGTCATCGGCAGCATCGGCAGTGGGTTCTCTATCCCCGTTGCGTCAGTCATTAACGCTTCTGGCACATCGTGGCTAGGGGATAACTTTGATTCCGTTCTGTTGTATGGCTCTTTGGTAGAAGCCTATACATTTATGAAGGGTGAAGCCGATATGGTGACCCTCTATAACGGCAAATACAACGAAGCCCTTGCTCTGGCTAAACGTCTGGGTGATGGCATGGAGCGTAGTGATGCTTACAGAAGTGGGCAGTATCGGCAGGCGGTGACTTGATATGGCTTTTACTGGGAACTTCTCCTGTAATGTGCTGCGCTCCAACATGGCAAGCGGTGGAATTGACTTCTCCTCCGACACCTTCTACATGGCGCTTTACACAAACTCAGCCACCTTGGACGAGACAACCACCGCCTATACAACCACGGGTGAAGTTGTGGCAAGTGGGTACACCGCTGGCGGGCAAGTCATTACGGCGACAGTTGCCACGGAAGCTACCACCTCGGGCAGCATTGTGTATATTGACTTTTCCTCTCCCACATGGAACTCTGCCCTGACAGCGCGGGGGGCTTTGATTTATAAGCCCGGGGACAACGGGGCGGTCTGTGTTTTGGACTTTGGAAACGATAAAACTTCCACTGCAACATTCACCGTTCAGATGCCTGCCAATACCAGCAGCGCAGCACTCATTAGACTTATTTAAGGAGCCATATGCTTGTAACTACCACTAAAGGCGAAATGGACGACAGCCTTCTGGAAAAGCGGGAAGGCAGTGTTGACAACGACAACGAACAGACTACATGGGTTGAGTATTGGCACGAGGGTGAGTTGGTTCACCGCTCCGCTCATGTGACTTTGAAGAAGATGCCCCCAATCGGTGGCGAAGCCGCAACTTTAGCATAAAGGAACT